TTGACGCTGCGAGTGTAGACTGCGACTGGCATGTAGCGATACCCGTTCAGGATAGCTGCTTTAATGCGCGTACGTCCTTCCATTACATCACCATCAGTATCGATACATGGTGGGAATTCCGACATATCATATCCATGGCGGCGGAAAGAAACTCGGAAGCTTTCAATTCTCGTAGCCTCGTCGTTAGTATCCCGAATTCCAATATTCTTCCAGTTAGAAGTGTTGGTATCTACCTCATTCAAATCTAACCAGGCGAAGTGTGAATACTTCGCGTCATTGAACTCAATCTTAGTAAGCATCTCAAGCGTATCTAAGTTGATTGTTCCTCTGTTGTCAAAGCCTACACGAATTCTGGATTCGCTGGCGTTAATGTCGACTACGTTGTGGTCGGCGACATTCGTGGTGCTAGTTTCAGCGCTAGCAGGCGCTTTATTGTCTGTATTAGACATGGTGTTTCTCCGTGGCCAATGGCCGGTGTGATAAAGTGTTTATTAGCCGTAGCATTTACACTTTTAAGTTAATGTGGGTTTTTATGATCCTCACCACTTTGGATATTATTATTATATGACAGTTGTTAATGTTTGTCAACAACTTTTTTAAAAGCGGCAGACTTTTAACCGGTCTGCCAGCGGCATATTTAAAAGACGAAAATCTGGAATTTTTACCGGGGAAAAAATTTGGCAGATCGCCCTTTTTACTCTGCTGCTGTGTCTTCAGCAGTTGCTGCCGTGTCGGCGGCGGTATCGTCTTCCTTGTCGTCGCAAGCAACGCACATCATTGCTGCAAGGATTGGTAAGATAAACTTCATTATTTCTCCTCATATGAAAATCTTAAAAAGCGGCAGACTTTTGACCGGTCTGCCATCGGCTTATTATATTGTGTCACTTGTTCTTCCTGTTGCGACGGCTGCGTCTGTTGCTACGCTTCTTTGGTGGCTTGAAGTCTCCAAAGAAAGTAGTGAACTCCAACCCAAGCGTCGGGTAGATCGCGAATGGGACATCGGTCTGAGTACCATTTGTTCGGTTGATCGTCTGATCGCCGGGAACGTATAGGTTCATAAATGCCCCAATCTGATAACAGTTCCTCTTGGAACGAAACCCAACACTAGCCTGAGCCCTTGCGATGAAGGTGTTCATCCTAAACTCAGCGCCATTGTCCTTAAGCCAACTCTGAGAGCCAAAACCCACGCCAAGTCCGGCAAGGATATGGACGTTGTTTGCTGACGTGCCGATGAAATCATAGTCCAGAGTCATGTTTGGACTACTGTATCCATTGTCTCCAACGTGATACCACATGTGGGTACCGAAACGCTGGTTCTTGCGCATGTGCAGAACGCCATGCAAACCAAATCCGACGTCGCCGCCTGTTGTCTTGAACCCAGCAGACTTAACTACGTCTGGGAACTCGAACGGGTGGTTTCCTGGTAGGACAATGGTGTTAACGGTTGGCCCAATTCCCCACATATAGGGAGTTTGGTTAGCGTGTGCGACCGGAGTCGTAAGGGCGCCGAGTAGCGCTGTCGAAAGGATTGTAGGTATAATCTTCATTGGTTTTCTCCTTCTTGATTACCTATATAATATACCATAGGCGAAGGGGTTTTGCAAGGGTTTTGTGTCAAGGAATTGTCAAGTGCTGTTTTACTTGGTGTTTTTTGTTTCTTGAATATGAAGACGAAGTGTATGAGCTTGTGTCTTCACCTCTTGCATAACCTTGCGAACTCTAGTTCCTGCCGCACTGTTGCCATCTTCATAAAATTTACTAAAGTCTGATCGGGCACTCGTAAGCGTTTCAATCATTTCCTCTAACATGTTGTGCTCTTCACTCATTTCGTTCTCCTTTGTGATAAAAAGCGGCAGACTTTTAACCGGTCTGCCAGCGGCTTTTTATTACTACTCGCTGGTAGTATTTGTGCCACCTGTGGTGGGCTCCGCAGTAACACCTTCTTCGCTTCCGACATCGGTATTTGCTTCAGTGGTAGTTGTCGTTGTCTCCGACACCTCCACAGAAACAGGCTCTGCTGTTGCTTCTACAGCGCTGGAATTATCACCCGCATCTGATACAACCTGTGGTTCGTAGCTGCAAGTTCCGTATGCGGTGGCAATCACGAGGATACCTCCAACAAAACTGACTTGTACTTTCCATCGAGCCCATGTGGACTTCAACCATTCTAACATATTATCTCCTATTATAAGAATGCGGCAGACTATTTGGGCACCCGGTCTGCCATCGGTTCTCAAACAAACTATTTAGATCAACCGTTCATTAGTTCATTAAACGCGCGATCAACCTCACTTGTTCCGTTGGAGGGAGCGTACTTGGTTGTCTCCGACGAGCGGCCTTCTGCAGATTTATCTCCAGAAAGCTGTGCGTCTAGGATAGCGTCTACCTGCTCTGAACTGAGACGCTCAAAGAGAGAATCTACATCCGGCATGCGATCGAGGAGGGCGGGGATCGCTTCCGTATCAGGCAGGAGTGTGGATGTGTTTCGACGCATCTTCAAGCTTGTTTGAGGATATGCACCGGGGCGATTTGGCTTTGTATAAGTCAAAGTAATATCGGTACCGGTCTTAATGTCTGTAATGTCTTCGTAATCCTTGTCAAGAATATAGCCAAGAAGAAGCTCGTAAGCCTTCTTACCATAGCCGTACATCTTGATGCCCTCTTCCTCTCGGCCTCGGACTACTACTGGTGAGAAATAGCGTTGGCGTACAAAGAGACTCTTTGCAAGCTTTTTGCTTTCCTCATCGTTAGTTGACACTCCTTCCTTCCATAAGGACGAAGCGAACTCACAAATTGGGCAGCCTTCTCCAAAGTTTCGCTTTGGACAAAGAATACCTCCCTTGTGCTCACCCACATTATAATGAAAATGCATTTCCTTAAGTGGGTCTCCATCTGGGGCAGGCACAATACGAATGTCTGTGTCTCCCTCATCTGGTTTAAAGAAAACCGAAGTTCTCTGGTCGGGGTTATCGCCCCTAAGTGTTGCGAGCTTTCGTCGCATTAGTTCCATGTCAATTCCCATTTTATTTCTCCTATAGTGGGTAAAGTATATTGAGCTTTCCTCAACATCTAGTTTAATACACTTGAGCTAGCTTGTCAAGTGTTTTTTTGGACTACGTTAGTATGGGCAACGCAGAACCCAAAGTCGTTTTGGTGTGGTGTTTCATAGATTGCGTATGATACACGTTGAAAAGTGTTCCTCGGCTTGTTCTTGAGAATGTCGACGAGTTTTCGGTGTAATGTGCCATCTGTTTCTAATGTTTCCTGATTTATACATATATAATAACATACATCGCGCGGCGTGTCAAGCTTAAAAAACCATTTTTCTTCAAGATTCTTAGGATTGATTGCTCCGATGGCACGAATTCGATTGACATCAAGCGGTTTAGAAACCATGCCGATCTCTGGCTCAGCGTGTGTGAAATAATTTACATAATGGATCATGGAAAATATCGTGTCGTTAATAGATTCATAATACTTCTTAATCGGAATATTGTCAAGTGAATTTTCTATCTCAAGATTAGAAATTACCGTAAGTGACTTGAACAGCCCAGAGCGTGCATATTCTTGTAGTACTCCGAAGACCGCACGCTCTATTAACTTAGGGGCACCTGTCAGTAGTTCAGAATCAGGTTTAATATAGAACACTTCTATGTTCTTGTCTCTAATCTGCTCTATAACTCCCAGCGTATAGTTTGAGCTATATGAGGAGCCCATAACGATGACTTGAACGTTATCTGTGATCTCCGAAAAGAACTGTTTTAAATTAGGTACATTGTTCTCATACTCTTCTGGGCTTTCGAAGCTCTTTATTTTAAATTTTCTTTTGGACGAGCGCTTGATCGAATTATTCAGTTGGTATACATCATAGTTGTTCGTCTCGCCGAACAGACCTGCTATTTTCGAGGCCGCTGAGCCTATTCCCACAACAGAAATCATATTTTTAACTCTTTAAGGTTGTAGTAATCTTTGCCAGCAGTCAAATTACACGGATATCCGTCTTCAAAGATCTGTTTAATCTGCGGAATCAGGGAGCGATCCTTGTCGCAGTAGTCAATTACGATTTCGTCATGTACAATATGAGAA